AGGATGGAAGAGCTTACTAGAAGACTTTACGTCATCGGAGACATCTCTCCGTGATCTTGTCACTTGTAAGACTGAAAAAGAATTACACTACCGCCAAGGGCAATTGGATATTATTGGAAAGCTATTAAGTTTTGAAGATGGTATCAAGAACTCTTATGAGGATTTCATGAATGATTCGAGTTTATGATTTCAAATGTAGTGAATGTAGTTACATAGAAGAGAAGTATGTACGCTCCGACAGTCGGGAAAGTGTATGCTCTAAATGTAACAGTCTGTCTCATCGACAACTCGCTTCACCCATGTGTAAGTTAGACCCCCTATCAGGAGACTTTGCAGGGGCTACAATCAAATGGACGAAGCAACGCCAAAAACAGATTGAGATAGAACGTAGTAAAGCTTGAGACTTCTTTTTGAAGTAACCTCATTTATATAAATTCCATAATACTAGATAGTACGGAGCAAACATGGCAACATTTTTAGATGGCAACCAAGAACCTCAACTAGATGATAATGAAGAGTATCAATCCTTAACGGAATCCCTTGAATCAGCCTCTCATGAAGAAGAGCAAACTGGTGAAGCGGAAGAGATACCTGATAAATATCGAGGAAAGTCTGCTGCTGATTTAGTCCGAATGCACCAAGAAGCCGAGAAGATGGCAGGTCGACAGGGCAATGAAGTAGGTGAGTTGAGAAAGCTGGTAGATGAATTTATAGTAAATAAATCAGCCGCTAAAGAATCGCAACAGGAAGAGGTGAGTGATCTGGATTTCTTAGAGAATCCTAATGCAACCCTTGATAAGAAACTAGAAAACCATCCAGCTTTGAAAGCAGCAAAGGAAGCTACTGAGAAGTTAACAAAGATGGAAGCACGAGACAGGATCTTTGCAACCCATCCAGATGCGATGGATATAGTGAATGACAGTGGCTTCCAAGAATGGGTTGGTAAGTCTCAGGCTAGGACTACTAAGTTACAGAAAGCAGACGCAGAGTTTAACTTTGACGCTGCTGATGATCTGTTTACAACTTGGAAAGAACAGCAAGAACTGATTGCAGGAGCTAAGGCTGCTACTGAAGGGGATCGTAAACGTTCTCTTAAAAGTGGAAGCAATGGATCAGCACGAGGATCTGGTGAGACTACTAAGAAGTTCCTGAAACGATCTGAACTATTACACATGATGCAGTACGAACCTGAACGATACCTTGCTAACAATGACGTTATAATGAAAGCGTATGCAGAAGGTAGAGTTCGTTAATCTATTATTATTAGGAAATTTTTAAAATGGCTACTTCAGTATATCCCGCCCAAGGTGGCGTAACAAACAACACAACTGCCGCTAGTTTTATCCCTGAGATTTGGAGTGATGAAATCATTGCTGCTTATAAGAAGGAACTAGTTATTGCAAACCTAGTTAACAAAATGCCTATGTCAGGTAAGAAGGGTGATACTATTTTCATCCCTAAGCCTAGCCGTGGCGCTGCTACTGCTAAAGTTTCTGGCACAGCAGTAACAATCCAGAATGAGACTGCAACTCAGTTGTCTATTCTCATTAACAAGCACTTTGAATACTCACGTATGATCGAAGACATTACCGACATTCAAGCGCAAGCTTCTATGCGTAAGTTCTATACTGGTGATGCTGGTTATTCTTTGGCTAAGAAAGTTGAAGACGATCTATTCTCGTTAGGTAAGTCTGCTAATGGTGGTAATGGTTCTAGCTGGGCTAAGGCTCAGAAGATCGCTGCTAATGGTGCTTTGTCAGATTATGCTGGTTCTGGTGCTCTAGCCTTTAACGATGCTGGTTTCCGTAACTTAATTCAGATGTTAGATGATGCAGATGTACCTATGGACGGACGTTCTTTAGTTCTTCCACCTTCTGCTCGTAACTCTATCATGGGTATTGAGCGTTATACCTCTTCTGATTTTGTTACTGGTCAAACTGTTGTTAATGGTAAGATTGGCAACTTGTATGGTATCGATGTTTATATTAGTAACAACTGTCCAGTTGATAGTTCTGCTAAGATAGGTGTATTGATGCATAAGGATGCATTCGTATATGCAGAGCAGATGGCTGTTCGTTCACAGACTCAGTACAAGCAAGAGTTCTTGGCTGACTTGTTTACTAGTGATACCATCTACGGCACTGGCGTTCTACGTGACACCTCTGCTGTCGCTATTGCGCTTCCTGCGTAAATACATAGGCTATTAATTTAGCCTTCCCATAAGGGAACTGCTTAGACTTCTAGGGAGTTCCCTTTTCTTTTACTTAAGGAAATGTTATGTCAACATTTAAACAGAAGAGAGAATTAAAATCTACCATCAAACGTCTTAAAGAGTCAGGCGCTTCGATGCAAGAGATTGGTCGAGTACAGTACAAATTAAATCAACTAACTGCTAACCCTAAAGGAAACGCGGTTAAGACTAAAGTTAAGACTAGCACTGGTGGTGCAGTACGTACTAAGCCTACATCAACAGTTAAGAAAAAGAGAGCCACAGCTAAGGTTAAAGCACCTGCAGGACATCCTAGTGGTGGAAGATCTACAGTAAAGATTACAGGTCTTAATGGTAAGTCTAAGACTGTACCTGCTGGTTCAGGTAAAGTAATTGATATTAAGAGTGAAGGAAGTACTAAGACAATTAAGGGAGCAGCTCGTAGTATAAATGGAGTTGGCCCAAACGCAGCTCTTAATAAAAGGATTGCAGCCCTTCATGCTAAAATGACTAAGGCTAAAGCTAAGAAAAAAGTTTCTAAATAAATAAGGAATTAGTATGTCAGGAATATATCGAGGTGTAGGTGGTACGGGAGACTCGAACACCGATGCTACCATAACAGAAGTAACACGACAGGCTGTCAATGCAGCAGAATCTGCAACTGCAGCGTCTTCTAGCGCCTCGGTAGCTTCCACTAAAGCATCTGAAGCAGCAACATCAGCTACAGCATCAGCCAATAGTGCCACTGCGTCATCAAACAGTGCCACTGCATCAGGTAACAGTGCTTCAGCATCTTTAGCAAGTAAGAATACATC